TGACCCTTCATAGCAGAACTTACTCAAGTGTACTAGATGGGTGATAGCATTTAGTATAAATACTACCGGCACATTAATATACTGTAGAGGGGATGATATATCAAAGATAAAAAGTTTTATTTGAGAAATAGCAGTATTAATATCATGATTATCTTATCGAGAATCCAAAGTAAGATTAACATATTTAGTCTTGTTTCCATGGGCAAGTATACGGCACTTATACCAAGGTTTCAAAAATTATAGCATTTTAGTATGTGGCCTTTATAACTACATACCCCCCTATCGGGGGGATTTTGATATATAAAATTAAGTTATTTTTGATTTAATATTTTAAGATTATAATGTAACTATTAACCAATATAAGGAATAAACTAATGATAACCTTAGAAGATCTCACTGAACTATGTAAAGAATATAGAAAAGATTATCAACATGCATCACCTGGTTACCAAACATATTCTCGTACTCTAAAGAAAAATATACCTGGTAAGACTCAACTACGTAATGCATTCATTGATAACCTTAATGAATTTAAGATTCTATGTGATGATGAATCAGTTTGTACTAAGATTGAAGCAATGTTAAAGAAGTATGCTTAAGTAATTAGGGGATTAATCTCCCCTTTTTATTTATTCTATGTATGTGTTATGTACGTAAGAAGGAGATATATATACCAACTTATACCAAACATACCAAAGACAGAATAAAGGTATTAACAAGCTCATTCCTTTGGAGATATGTGTTTAAGGCCCTGTAAAGAATTTAAAGTCTAAGCTCTGGATTGCCATCTTAGCACACTAATGCGTCAAGGATGCCTGTAAGCACTTTGAACCGGTGAAACAATCTCATTACAGTGAGTGCGTTGACTATGGGAAGCAAGATCAGCTATGATTTACTCAACATACAGTCTGGTGGTGAAGTCAGGCCTGATCTAATAATTTAAACTCACCAATACTCAAGAACTAAAGAAAGAGGTAATGTATGGAATTAATATTGTCTATATTCGGAATATTTTTATTACTCATATTCTGCTGCATCTTTATTGGTGCGGCAGTTTATGCAGGTTGTAGTTTAATGACTTATTTAGAAGAAAGAAAATACAATTGAGAGTAGTTTGAATTGGGGGCTGTTTCTTCGAGGTTGCAGTCAACGGTGTTGAAGACTACTCTCATAAATTTAATCACCAATAATAAAATAAGGAAACAAAACATGAAAAAGATATTAACCATGATAACAGCTGTATTTGTTGTTGGATGTGGGGATGCTGAAGCTAAGACTTCCGCTACATCTGAGATAGAATCTACTCCGAATATAGTCATAGTTAAGAATACTGATAGCATTAATTATGCTCTGTATCGTCAAGCATGGAGAGAAGTTAATAACCATCCTGCTCCAAGTTGGGCACCAGAACATAAACTCAGTAAAACAGTCGATAAAGGCGTTGTAGAGCTATTCCTGGATGAACTTACATTCAAAGATGCATTCAGACTTGAGTTTCTTGGTAAAGGTGAAGGACATACATTCTGGTGGAGAGGTAGTGAATATACTACTGATCTATTAGATGTTGTTCATCGTCCTACTTTAACAACTACTAGAATAAATGTTGAAGAAGATCTACGTGAAGGTGGTGGAGATCAAGGTACGACTGGAGAATAGTCGTATATTATAATTATGCCAGTTTAGTAGAGATAATTTAACTAGGCTGGCATAATAACTAAATCATCAACATAGGAGAATTTATGAGAAAATCTAAAGAACGCAAGCATGAATTAAAGCGTATTAGTACTGCTAATAAAATAGCTAAGAAAGATAAATTAAAGAATCGTATTTCTGATAATGTTGTTATGCGTATTGAAATGGATGATAATTTTCAGATCATTGAGAATATAATCTATACTTTTATACCTAAGGAGACGGCAGAACGCACCATACATTGTCGAATGTGTGGAAAAATACGTGAATCTATTCAAATGACATTATGTAATATGTGTTTTGAGCTCCGGACTAGAGAAACATTAATATTATGAAAACTATAGAAACTTTAGTCGAAAACAATGGTGAATGGCGTCAACTTAAGATTGGTACAATACTTCGTGTCAATGACAAAGCTGCAAGAAGATTTGTAGATAAGAAAGAAGCTATATTTGTACCTAAATCTAAATGGAAAGAACAAGAAACTAATAAAACAACCAACAAAAAAGGAGATATAAATGCTAGTAACTCATAATAACTCAACAACATTACATACTACATCATATACAGTTCCTAAATGTATAAAGATACGTACTAATGTAGATTTACCACCAGTATATAGGCCTGTAATGAATAAATATGGTTTTATATCACTATTAGAAGTAGGTGAAAGTTTTGAAGTTAATGGAGATACTCCAAACTATAAAGCTAAATCTTTAGCACCTGCAGCTTATCAAGTAGCATCTCATGTAAGAAATACTACTAATAAGGACTTTAAAGTAGCTGTTAGAACTATTGAAGGTACTTCTAAGAATCCTGTACGAACAGCTTGCTGGCGTATTGCATAATATATAATAACTAAAGGGTGGATACGCTTCAATGCAAATGGCTTCTGGACAGACCAAGAGTACTCTCAAATACTCACCGAATCGCTGTTCACCCTTTAAATTCTCATTAACACCAACATAAGGAGAAAGACAATGAACCTTTTCATCAACGAACAAGTGTGGGGTAGATATGCCGAAACTATAGCTATGGAGGATATTTGTGAAGAATGTGAAATATATTTTCCTGAAACTACAGAAAATTATGAACAATCTTACTATTAAAAGGGAGCATAGGTTTCCAGGTATTATTTACTTTAGATATGTTGGTGAGATAACCGAGGGTGAGGCCATGGAATTCCAGATAGAGTCTGGGTTTCATCCTCATGGTTATGGGTTTTATGGTTTTATCTCTAAAGACAATATTTCAAAGTGGATCTGCTCAAACTCTTGTAATTAAACACCAATATAAGGAGATAATATGCCAACCAAAGTATCAGTACATTCAAAAGAACCTGATCATTTAGATGAAATAATAATTATAGATCTTACAGTTTCATATTCTACTATCTGGCATTCTACTACAGGTAATGCTACTAGATTCGATATGCATTTAAAAAGAAATGAAGCTAAAGCTCTATATGAAGCTTTAACAGAAGAATTTGAAGAAAAAGGAGATGTATAATTATGCAAGTTAGTAAATGCTGTGGCTCTATTCCTTGGAATGATACTGACATCTGTGCTGAATGTAAAGAACATGCAAGCTTTATAAATCATATAGAGCATAATACACAAATTCTAAGAAAAACAGGCATGAATGAAAGAATACTTAAATTAATACAAGAAAGATTGGAAGAGGGAGAAAGAAAGTATGGACATGAAAATGTTGAAACTGATGGTAGAGACTTTTTTGTTGAAGCATTAGAAGAAATATTAGATTGTTCTGTATACATAGCAGCTAAGCTCATAGAGGTTCAAAAATGGGCAAAGTAAAAGGAATGCAAGAAGAAGATATGATGCGGCATCCAGAATTATATAATGGTTATGCTGATTATGAGTTTTGGATACAATGTCGTAAAGAAAAGCTTCTTGAAAAAGAAGGAATGAAATCTCACAAACAAAAAGGAAAAAAATAATGCAATATAAGAAATATCAACAAGGTGATGTCGTAATGCTTAAAGTCGATGATGACTATTTTAAAAAGAATACTCGTGGTGGAGATGGTGTAGTAGAATATCATGGTAAACAACCTACACATGCTATAGTAGCATTTGGTGAAGTAACAGGTCATAAACATCAAGTAAATATGGCTAATATGTTAAAAGATGCTGGTGTAACTCTTCATATGGGTTATAACAGGCAAGCTGGTGTAGATATACCTGATGGTTTTGTAGTGCAGAATGAAGGTGTAATACTTACTCATGAAGAACATGATCCTTTAGAATTACCTCCTGGTAAATATATCGTACGCAGAGTGCGTGAATTTAATCATATTACAGGGAGGTCTCAAAATGTTGCGGACTGAAACTCGTAAATCAAGAAAAGAACAATGTGATGCTTATGTTAATAAATATATTGAAAATAGAGAGTTAGAATGGCTTATAGAATGTGGTGAAATACGTGAATCTGTATATTTCAAAGGTGCAACTGGTGATAGATATACCATTTATGTAGCTACTAGAAGAAATGCTAATATAATAGATTTCCATACTATAATCAATATGTATGGTCATGGCACTGAGCATGGTACACATATAGCTACTCTTAGAGGTTATGTATTGACAATGGAAAAAGCTGGTGGTAGTAATTGGAATTATGGTCAATATGGTACAGGATATACTTTAAAGCAGTTAATGCGTCAAGGTGTAATGTCTAAGAAACATCCTTGGACAATAAGATATTGTAGATCTGCTCATTTTGTTAAACTTAGTAATGTTCCAGATATTTATAAGGTAAATGTAAGAGAATTTACTCCATGGAAAAATATGCAGATTGATATCAGAGTAGGAACTCTCCTTAATAAGCCTAATAGATCTTCTAAGGAAGCTTATAATAAAGCTAAAGAAACAGATCGTACTCAAAATAAACGTAATCGTTTAGCTAATAAGAATAATAGAGAAGCTCTAGAACGCTATAGAAAAGCAGGTGGCGACACTAATGCAGCTAGAGATGGTTGGGTTCGTAATGGTTCACAAAATAATTGGCAGAGAGCTGAGCCAGGTGCTGGTACTGAGAAGATAAATTGGGATATGATTCCAATGGATGATATTTTCAAGCATCGTAATGCTACATTAAGAAGTAATATTCTTCAACATTATGGGATTAATGCATTATTAGAAACATTGAGTTATGATACTGTAGATATTGATTTCATTGATGGTAGGGAATATAAGCTCTTAAATGTAACAATACCTAATAATTCTTTTGGTACAAATACAGAAAATAAATGCTTATATCTACAAATGATTAATCCATCTACTGGAGAAAGTCATTTTGAAGGTATAGCTAATGTTGGTCGATGGAATGCACCTAAAGAAGCTACAGTTAAAGAAGCTCTTGCTTGGCGTGATGGGGATAGAGACATACAAGGTCTAACTGGATGGGGTAATGAAGATAAGAAAACTGAATATATAATACCAGTTAAATTAACATAGAAAAATCAATAATTAGGGGTAGGATTAAGTTTCTACCCCTATAATTAGGAGAAGATAATGATAAATAGTTTCATAAAGGATGCTTTAGGTAGAACCATTATTCAAATGGGAATACTTAATACACAATATTGTGATAATGACAAAAGAACTGTCAAAGATTTAGAAATACTAGATTCTTGGCTTAATGATAGATCTAATAAATTAACACAAAGTGAACAACATCCATTAGAATTAACTGAAAAACATTTAGAACGTAATATAGATTACTCTATTACTGAAGCACTCGATAATCACAGTTTAAGTGCGATAATTGAAGAAAGATTAGATAAATTAAATTTAACTAATCTAATTAATTCTACAATAAGAACATCTTTAGTTAAAACAATAATGAATCAAGTATCTCCATATTACAAAGAAGAATTTTATGCAACTTTATCTTATGGTAAAATTAGAATTTCTCCTTGGTGGGATAATATTTGGCAAGAAATAGAATTAAAAGAACTTGTTAAAGATTCTATAGAAATGGGTGATAATGAAGAAATATTACATCTTAAAGAAATTCTTCAAGAATGTATTCAAATTGTTAATGATACTATTCTATTAAAAAAAATTAGTAAAAAAGTAACCATAAAGGAGAAACACGCTAACTAGCTAGTATAAGATATATATCTAGTTTCTCCTTTTATTTTTCTTTGTAATATGATAAAAGTCACAGTATATTTACCCTATGTCAGATGAGTCATTGATCGAAGATACGGTAATAAAATCATATTTAGAGCTGTATCTTCGGGCCTTGAATGAATCAAGGTCGCACAAATTTATTCAGATAATAAAGAAGCGCATGATCATGCTCATCAAACGTAAACAAAAAAAACCTCAATAATAAGGAGAATCCCCTAATGAATATATTATTATTCGATCTAGAAAATGGTAGTAAATCACTCGGTAATCGTGATACTATCCAGAAACACTTTGGATTACCAGTATTATCCCCTGGAACATTCGAGGATTTTGGAGCAGTATTTGGTCAGCTTTATAAAGAAACTGGCGAAGAACATACTGTAATGCTCGGAAAACGTGAAATTAAAGAGTTCCGTAAAACACAAACACTTGTAGATGACACACCTCCAATAGATGTCTTAGTTATTGATACTTTCTCAGAATTATCTAAGAAATATCAAAGAAATCTTACCAGAGATGATGGTGGTACAATGAAAATATCATCATGGGGAAAGCTGAAAAATAAGTTAGATGGATTACTTGAATATCTAACTGGACTTCCAGGAATTGTTATCTGTAATTGTCATAGTAAAATTCAAACTATGGATACTGGTGGAAATAAAGTATTACCATATATTGATGGCAGTACTAAAGAAGATGTCAGTAAATGGTTTGATTTTGTACTTTATGCAGGTACAATAAATAAATCCAATGCTACCACAGAATATGTATGGCATACAGGTCATACATCAATGTACGATCATGCAAAAGATAGAACTCAATTGCTTGATAATGTAATTCCACAGGATTATCAACTTTTATTAAAGGCTGCTAATGAACGTGGATACAATGGTGCTAAAATCTTAATAATAGGATCTCCAGGTACTGGTAAGACATACTCTTTACGTACATTGGTTAATTCTACAGTTAAGGAAACAAAAACCACTAAGGCTAAGACGAAATTAAAAACAATGACTGTTGATGTTACGTCTAATGGCGGTGGTACCGAAATACCAACAACAACTACAGTATAAAGGAGACTCCAATGGCTGTTAAAACAATGCCCGTATCTTCAGGAACTGGTCAATATAATGTTGGCTGGCATGATCTTCTCATCACTAAAGCCGAATATGGTGAATGGACATCTGATAATGGTAAAACTAAAAAATATGTAGATTTATGGTTTGATGGATACTCAGATAGCATGAATCTTCGTATGTATGAAGTAGTAAATAAAGAAACCAATGAAGAATTTAAGATAGCTAATCTATTCCGTTATGCAAATGCTGGAATAATAAATGTTCTTAATGATCCCACTGGTAAAAAGCCAATCATTCAATATGATGATGAAGCAACAAATCTTGTAGGAAAACGCATACATGCTTATTTCTATAAAGAACAAAAAACAGGTAAAGAGTATAGTCGGATATTTGATACTGTTGCGCCTGTAGAGCAAGAAGGTGAGCATATCACGTGGACAGCTGATCAAGTTGCATCACTCAAGACAAGTGCAGAGAAGAATTTCAATAGAGTTCATAATAGTGAAAATACTACTAATGGTACTCCTGTTACTCCAAGAGTTGCTACAACTAACACTACCACTGATGATATGCCATTCTAAGAGGTAAGATGATGAAAAGGGCTATAGTAAAATATAGCCCTTTTTTTGTCCCATGTCAAAAGAATCTGATAATATAACCAATCAATTACTAACAGCTCTAGATAGACTAGAGTATGCTACTGAACTCATAAAGATGTGGGTTGGCTATATGAATAGTCATTTAAGTGATACTGAGAAAATGTTAGTTGATAAATGTAAAGAATTTTTAGGAGAAAAAAATGAATCTTAATGATATAGTTAGATTATGGCAAAAAACACAAGAAGGCCATATTAATGAATGTAAAAAGAATCAAATTATTTTCTCTGATATAATGTGGACCTTATATAATAAATTAAAGGAGAAAGAATGAAAGAAAAGAAG